TTCACAAAAATCTTAAATAAGTATCCTACACTTAAATCAGATTCCATGTTTGACAAATCATTTAGAAATTTTCTCAAGGCAACAACATTACTCTTAGCAGAGGCCAGATGTGAACTAACCGTTCTGGTTTCCTGGTCAGTGAATGTCATCGTTCCGGAAAGGTCGGTGTAAGATGCATCCTGAATCCAGGCAGTATTGGATTTTAGCTTGCTAATGTCAACATTGAAAGAAGCAGACAATGAATTGACTGGTCCTTCTCCGCTATATTTAGTATGAAAGACAATTCCAACATTGGAATTTTTAATGATGTTGGCTACTGGGTCATCAATAGGAATAGCATACACAATTGTATTGGGCTTGAATGTGATATAGCTTTCATTATCAATGGATTGAATCTTTTTCGTGTTGGGCGTGAACATCACATCCCCTTGAAGGACTTCAGTCATGTTCAATTTCTTCAATTCACGAAACACATATTTCAATGTGTCAGCCAACCCACCTTGATAATAGTAATCAATAAGTTCTTCGGAATATCCCAACTTTGGTGTCTTAGAAAATGCACCATGTTTCGTGGCAACAAAGAAAAATCCAGTTTCCGGGTCCTTGCCTGCCACAACAGCAGGGGCGCCATCCCATTTCACGGTGATGTTCACTTGTTTTTTCGATTCACCGGAAAACAACTGCAAAAGCGCCTCAACAAACGCAATGGATTGTTGGGCGCCTTTATATCCTAGATTGATGATGTCATCTTCCAGGTGTTCTAAATGCATATTCTTTGTTGATTTTCCAGACATAGTATTACCTTTCAATGCGTATCTTCTATTTATATTACACGATTAAAAGTAATTCGTCAATGGCGTTCTTCCTGTTCACGAGAGTCTGAAGTATGTATCCTGACAGGATATTATCAAGCGCATCCATGAGTGCATCTTCAGCTTCTTCATTCAACTCGTCATCTTGATCCAACAAGAAATGAAACTTCGACATGTAAAATTCCAAACCATCTGTGATTTCTTTTTGCATGCGAACAGTTTCTTCATCATTCCATTCATCCCAATTAATCTCATATTCTGACGCAATAGTTTCAGCAATCATTTTAAGAAAGGCGGGGTTTTTCATGGTGGATTACCCTTTGATGATGATAGCCTGATGCTTTCTCCAATTCAACTCACGAAGATATTCAATCTTTTTAAGTTCCCACATGGTCTTTGCTTCAAGTTTCTGAGATTTCTTGATCATACCATTTAAATTATTTAGAATTTTTTCATCTCGGGACAGAGATTGTTCCGTGTCAAACTGAGGAATGATGTTGTGTGAACTTACATGAGCATCTACCGTCATGGCGTCATCTCCAGTGTAATCTTCGTGAAGAATCTTTTCCAGTTTTTGAAAAAACCAAGCAGGGGAGACAAGCATGATAAGAAAAATCACGAACACCACATAATTATACCAGTGCATACTTGTCTCCCCTATCTTAATTAGTTGCCGAAGAGGCTACTGCCAGCTGTCTGATAGGCAGCGGTGACCATGGCGCGCGATGGCGAGCCGATACGGTAGCTAGTACCAGTGCTGGTACGGTTCGTGTACACGCAGAAACCTTCACTGCGAAGATCATTCACCCGAGCACGAAGATTGCGGACGCCGAAACGTGAGCGAGCCTGAGCTGCCGTGATGCTACGACCTGCGGAAAGATACTGAACTAGACGATCATTCTGTGACATAATAATTCTCCTGTATTCGCCCTTTTCAAGAAAACTATACGGTGGGCGGTAAACCGTATAGCCCATAGGTAATTTACTTGCTAGTAACTGTGTTGACCACGTTCTTCACCTTCGCCGGCAGCTTCGGCGATTTTGCTGCAGGCGCAAGACGCTGAACCGCCTTGGTGATGGCATCCTGATACACCTGAGCTGAGATGGAAGCGGGGTTGATGTTGCCAAGATACGCCAATGCTCCAGCCTTTGTCATGGGATTCGGGAGATCAACCCATGTGATTTCAGTGATACCAATTTTACCAAGCGCCTTGGTGTATCGCGTGCGATCATTTGTAAATCGCACCTTTGTACCAAAAGACTTGCCAGCGCCACGCGCGCCACCATTCGAGAAACACACAAACGAAACCTTGTCTGAATTACGCATAATATATCTCCTTGAAGAAGTATGTAGTGAACCACTCATGTAAGTTACATCAAGAACATCCAAATGTCAAGACCCGTGTTTAACTTGTTTTACCACTTCTAAGTCATTTCTTCGATGGTGGAGAAATCAAAGTACCCTTCACCAAAACTCCAAAGACGTTCAAGAAATTCTTGATCTTCGTCTATTTCAATTAACGGGAGTTCTGTGATTTCTTTGGCGTCTGCGGATGCCCCTTCATTTTCAGTCATGGTCTGGTCTCATGTAGAGTGTTTCAGTTATCCCTTCTTTAAATATAACACCGTTGGGGGCATTTGTCAAGCCCGCTGTAAGTGCTTGTAAATCAACAACTTAGCTGGAGCTTGGAACTTGTGCAGAGGGGATCCATCGCCATACTTTACGCAATAACGACTTTTTCAGTCTATTCCAGTCCGTGCCCTTGAATGTGTCTTTATACAGTTTATAACTATCCAATTTTCGCTGTTTATCAATATATCGAATAATGGTGTTTGGATTGATATTTGGATAATATTGTTTGATTTCCATGGCAATATCATGCGCGTGTGCTTCTATTTCACACCATGTGCTCAAATACTCTATTTGTTTTAACTGCGGTTTAGACAATCTATCAGAATGATGAACTTTTATGGATCGTTCCGAATGTTCTGGGCGAAAGGCATATTGAATTTCATGAAGAAACTCATGCTGTGTCACCTGTGAAAACATGAAAATGAATTCCGCGTAATTTCTTTTTGTGAATCTGAATGTTCTTCTATTGCTGGCAAAGTGAACAAAAATTCTAATGGCATTCTCATCTTTGTCCGTGTCAAAGTATCCAGAAAATGAATAGTATTGTAGTTTACTGCCCTTTTCAATTCGAAGTTTCGTGTCACGCTTCACCACGAGTTTTGCTCCCAACGGGATCAAAATTTTATTTAATTTTCTACTAATTACACCATAAGACAGTTCTTGCCCAACGATTTTTTCGCTAGGAAAGTGGTGTTTCAGTTCCTTGTGTATCTTACTTGCCAAGTACATGGAACCTCCGGTGTGACTGTCGATATTTATAACACACTACAATTTAATATTGTCAAAATTCTTGTTGAATGCTTTGGAGCTTGAGAAACTGGGGCGATTATTGTAATCTTTCTTTTCAGGTTCTTGCATAATACTCTTTTGAGCGCTCATATCCAAATCATACAATCTCATTTTTGCCCGATCCACACCAATCACAAATCGTTTATGATGAGATGGATCATTATATCTATTTTTAAGCTGTTTGATCATCAGTTGACCCAACTTCTCTAGTTCCTCTGTAGATATAATAGCGAACATAAAATCAGCAGTTGCTGGAAGTCCAAAGGATTCACTTGTGTCAGTAAGTTCCACATCCGAATTAGCATATCCACTCCGAGTTGTTTGTGTTGCTGAAACAATAGGTACATCAGATTCCACTGCAAGACCACGCAGTTCTTCAGCAATGCCTTTGATGTACGTGTAACTGTTCACTGTGCCTGACATCTTGAAACGACTGCTTGAACAAATATTCAAATAATCAATGAAGATGATGTCAGGTCGAAATTCTTTTTTCAAACTTAATTCATTTAACAATGCACGAAAATGTCCCGCATGAGCAGATGCTGTCGGATATTCTTTGATGATCAGTTTGCCTTCTGTTTTATTTTTAATACGAGAAATTCTGTCATCAAACATTTGTTTTGGAAGATTTTTCAAATCATCCATGGTAACATTCATCAAGTTGGCATCAATACGTTCAGCAATGCGTTCTTCTGCCATTTCCAGAGTGATGTACAACACATTCTTTCCTTGACTGAGCGCAGAAGCTGCCATGTGACACATGAACAAACTTTTACCTACACCTGTGCCTGCCAAAGCAATGTTCAATGTTTTGCTCGGCAATCCCCCGTTGGTAATTTTATTGAACATGTCCAAATCAAATGGTAGTCGTTCTTCTTCACGATGATAGAAAGTATATCTGTCATCGGAATCCGTGATGTAATCATGACCAACACTGTTATCAAAACTTATTGCCAGGGCATCCTTGAGAATATCTGGTATAGCTTCGCTAGTAAATTTTGTATCTTTTCCATCTATGATTTGAATTGATTGTACAATTGCATTGTATACTGCTTTATCTTTACAAAACTTTTCAGTTTCATCAAGTAACCAGGGCTTATTTATTTCTTCAGTTTTCAAGGATGTCACCACATCTGTGACTTTTCCATATTCATCTTCTGACAATGATTTATCATTTTGAAATATCACGGACAATGCCTCCCGACTAGGAGAAGCATTGTACTCATCCACAAATGTTTTAATGTGTTGAAAAACTTTTCGTTCTGTCCAATCTATAAAATATTCATCGCGTAAAAATGGCACCACCTTTCGTAGATAAACATCATCATTCAGAAGGTTGCTCAGAATCAATGTCTCCAATTTCATTAATATCCCCGTTTCTTACTGTGGCCTCAAGAATTTCACGCAATACTGCTGCAATAGTTTGTTCAATCTCTTGCTTCTGTTCATCTAAGTTAACAGTTTCCGGAGTAAATAACAAGTCGTAATCAAAAGAAACCCTGCCAGAACCATCTTCATCTTCTCCAAGAAATTCAACTTTTCCTAAATTGAAGCACAATCCTGCATGTTCTCCATCTGCAACTTCAATGAAAAATTCTGCATCTGTACTATCCTGAAATCGGTCATTTGTTTTAACGTTGAAACTAGGCATTTTCATACTCCTCGGTGATAATGTCATCAGTGAATTCTGCGATCAAGGATGAATTGGAAATCGCATAACGGTGTTTGATCCAACTCTGGAATGTTTCATCCTTGATGATGGACATCCAGAATTCCTTTGTATCGGTATCATTTACCCGGTATTTCTTTTCTTCTCCCTTCTTTTGATACCACCCATTTGCTGGCTTCACCACATGTCCTGATTCAAGTGCAACATCCAGCAATCCAGACCATGTGCTGATGCCTCCCTCAAACGACACTTCAACTGGGATCTTGCTCTTTTCACGAACAAAGCGAGACTTCTCAACATTGATGATGAAGTTGTATCCTGTCAATCCCTCGGCGCTCTTTTCCTGTTGACGACCAATGATGAAAATGTTGTCCGCGGAATAATACACGCCAGTGCCACCTGATACAATGTCCTTGGGAAACAATCCAATTTCCTTGTATGTGTGATTCACCACCACCATGGGAATGTCCTTGATGGTTAAATGGGGAGTACACATCCGAAACAAACTCTTGAGCTGTTTGGCGCGAGTCATGTCTGCAACTGTTTTGCCTTCAAGTGCATCTTCCACTTCCTTTCGTGACGCAAGATTGCCGATGGAATCAACAATGATGATCACATGTTCATCGCGCTCAAGGTTGTTGATTTGTGACATGATATCATGCTTCAGTTGTTCAATGTCTGTGATAGGAGTATGAATTACGCGGTCAGTGTCAATGCCGAAGCTCTTGAAGTATCCGGCAGGCGCACCAAATTCAGAATCATAAAATAGAATGGCGGCATCTGGATATTTTTCCATAAACGATTTCGCAAGAAGCATGGCGAACGCTGTCTTGAAGTGTTTACTAGGACCAGCAAACACCGTTAACCCAGGTGTTAATCCCCCGTCAAGGCTGCCAGACAATGCAACATTGATCATGGGCACGGGCGTCTGAATCATATCCTTTGCTGAAAAGAATTTTGAATCAGTTAATACTTCTGTTTCCCGAATTGTTGAGTTCTTTCTTAATTTATTGATGATCGACATGTGTTCTCCTTAAAATAAGTCATCCAATGTGGCAATAGGTGTTGTACTCCATCCCAGGCAATCTAAAATTGTTTTCATAGGTTCTAGAAAACTTTTATCCAGCATTGTATTATAATCAACATACTTGTGTATGTCAAGTTCCACAGGCAACTTTCCAGAAAATGCAATACTGTTTTCACGAATAGGGTTGGGTTCTTTCAAATACAAATATTTAATTTTATCCCCTTCTTTGATCAATTCATATTTCTTGTCCAATTTCTTTTGCTTGATGTGATGATTGTGTAACAAAGCACCGCGAACATGTAAAGGAGTGGCTTTGATGTAAATTGTTGCTGGGGATGAATACTTCTTTAGGTTGTTGGCACTTCGCGGAAATGCAATTTCTT